CGAGATGCTAGATACGTCGAGCATAAATTTGAATGCCGTGCCACCCCCTGCGCCATTAGTCCCTGTGTACTCACCGCCGCCTTGGCTAACAGACCGCCCACCGCCGCCGCCGCCAGTGACGTAGATTTTGACCTTGGTGATCCCAGCAGGGCGCGTCCAAGTGCCAGACGAGGTAAAGACCTGCACCGACTGCAAGCCACCGCCGCCAACACCAGTAAGCCCAGAGCCATCCCCAGAGAATGCTGTAGCGGTCACAGTGCCATTCACATGCAACTTACTGCTGGGGCTTGTGGTGCCAATCCCCACGTTTCCTGCGGAGTCGATGCGCATACGTTCTGAAGCGTTTGTTCGAACTTTAAAATCATCACCCTCAGCAAGAAGATAAACGGGCTGTGTTGTGGAATTATCTTTTAGTGCTATACCGCCTTCCGAATCACCACTTTCAAAGGTTGCAACACCATTTGTTGTAGCATTATAAACATGCAAAGGCGTACTAGGACTACTCGTCCCAATCCCCACGTTTCCTGTGGAGGTGATGCGCATGGCAAGCGAGTTGTTTGGTTGAAAATCAATGACTCCGTCAGTCCCAGCTTCGGTGCGGAAGTTGAAATCTGGACTGCCACCAGAGAACCACTCAATACCAGCCTTTGCGACACCGTCCTGACGAAACTCTAGAACAGCCTCACCAGTATCCGCTGCGTCAATAATTACAACCGCGTCAGCATCGCCCGTTCCCGTTGATTTCACTTCAATGGCTACATCACCAGAATGTTCAACGGACAGCTTCTCACTAGGCGAAGTCGTCCCGATGCCGACACGGTTGTTCGTCGAGTCAACATAGAGCGTGTCGGTGTCTACAGTCAGCCCATCGCTGGTGATAGTGCCAGTGACATCTACGCCTGTGCTGGTGGTGGAGAGTTTGGATGCATTGTTGTAATAGATGTCTACGCCAGCGCCATCCGTTGCGGTCAAGTAGTTTGCAGTCCATGCATCATTTGCAAAACTTAGATTGCTTGCACGGATAAGAAGATTACCAGTCCCTGCATCATGAATAACACTTTTCGACCCATCATGATAAATCTGAAGGTCAGACCCAGCACCGAAGATGGCTTTGTCGTTGTCACCAAACAGAATGTCATTGCCGTTGCTGTCGAGGTCGCCCCCAAGCTGCGGCGTGAGATCACCCACTAGGTCAGGCGACACTCCCTGCCATGCACTGCCATTCCACGCATACATCGCACCACCAGTGGTGTTGAAGTACAACGCACCAGTGACTAGAGCATCGCCATCATTGTCTACGCTAGGGGCAGACGCCTTGGCTCCCAGATAGCGATCATCAAAATCATCATAACTTGCAGCAGCAGCAGAAGCACTCGTAGCCGCGTTACTCTCAGAAGTAGCCGCATTAGACGCACTGGTGGCCGCTGCAGCAGCACTATCAGCCGCACTGGTGGCGCTACCCAGAATACCATCCACGTAGGTCTTGGTGGTCAGGTCTGCAGCATCAGTAGGCGTGTAAGTGGTGGTGACCTTGTTAGCACCCATGTCGATAGCACCTGTCATGGTGCCACCAGACAGACTCAGCTTAGTCGCATCTTGCGTATCAACGTAGTTCTTGGTTGCTGCATCTTGGTTCGCAGTAGGATCGCCAACACCAGTGATCTTGTTGGTGGCCATAGCGATAGCGCCACTCATCGTACCACCAGACAGGTTCAACTTAGTGGCGTCAGCAGTATCAACATAGCTTTTGGTTGCTGCATCTTGGGCCAAAGTCGGGTCAGCCATGCCAGTGATACTGTTCGTACCCATAGCGATGTTGCCAGACATGGTACCACCAGCAAGCGGCAGCTTAGTCGCAATGCTGTTGGTGATCGTGGTGCTGAAGTTGGGATCGTCACCCAGCGCAGCAGCCAGTTCATTCAGAGTGTCCAGCGTACCCGGTGCTGCATCCACAAGGTTAGATACGGAGGTATCCACATAGCCCTTAGTGGCCGCGTCAGTCGATGTTGTGGGAGTGCCAAGGCCCGTAACCTTGTTGCTGCCCATCGCAATGTCACCAGACATGGTGCCACCACTCAGGTTCAACTTGAGGGCGTCTGCGGTATCTACATAGCCCTTAGTCGCAGCATCATTGGTGTTGGTGGGGCTGGTCAGATTGGTGATGGTAGCAGTGGTGCCTGCGTTCATATCCAAGCCACCGTTGATGGTGACATTGTTGAACGTAGATGTGCCGCTAGCAGCAGTGACGTTGCCAGTCACATCCCCGGTGACGTTCCCAGTAACATTACCAGTCAGGTTACCTGTGACGTTGCCAGTCACGTTGCCAGTCAATGCACCAGAGAAGCCTGTGTTGGCCGTGATTGTCGTACCAGTGATAGCAGCAGGAGATGCCCCGCCGATCACAGCACCATCAATTGTACCTGCATCAATGTTAGCAGAGGCAAGCGTGGCCTGACCCGAGGTGTTCACTGTGGTGAAGCTACCTGCAGCAGCACTAGAGGCACCAATGATCGTGCCATCAATCGCACCGCCGTTGATGTCCACAGTGGCATGGGTCGAGTTGCCAGTGGTGGTCAGGCTACCTGCGCTAATGGCACCAGTGAAGCTAGACGTGCCAGTAACACCGAGTGTGCCAGCAACCGTGGCATTTTCATCAACCGTGAGAGTGTCAATCTTAGCTGTGCCATCCACGAACAGGTCTTGCCATTCCTTAGTGGAACTACCAAGGTCGTATGTACCGTCTGTGCTAGGCACAACATCAGAGGCAACCTGAGCCGTGACAGTAACAGTATCTGTAGATGCATCACCAAGGGTAGTGTTACCATTCACTGTCAGGTTGCCAGTGATTGTAGCATTCTCGTGGACCTGGATAGTGTCAATATAGCCAATACCATCAACGTACAGGTCTTTGAACTCAGCACCAACAGCACCAAGATCAACATCATTGTCTGTCACAGGAACAACTGCACCGTCTTGAATGCGAAGTTGCTCTACTGCAGAACCGCCTACTTCTGTGTAGAAGCTGATACGGTTGTTGGACGTATCAATGACAACCTTGTTGTTTGCGTCAGTGTCAGCAATAAGAGGGATGTATGCACCTTCAGTAGAGGAGCCATCATGCTTGTGACCACCCGAGAGAGCAAACGCATCTCGAATGGCGTTGAACTCTGCGTTAACAGGGGCAGCTTTGATAACTGCGTTAGCAATGATGTCTGCTACTGATTGCCTAGAATAGCCAGCCATGCTTGTTTATTCCTCTACCTTCTATCGCCAACGCCAAACGTGACAACTAGACCTTGAATGCTGTGTGATGCGTTAGTGTCGTTTGTAACGTACTTGAATGATGCAGACTTGCCTGAGCCTGAAATGTTTACCCTCTGCACAGGCGAAGGGTTACCGTTGAAGATAGCCGTGCTATCATACAAGGCTTCGTTATAGTACGCTGCAGCACCCTGTGTTGTAAGTGTATAGTTCGTCGGGCTTAGCGTGTTGAAGTCTTCATAGTCATACACAGCCGACATAATGATTTCGTTGTCGCCTTCAGAGCGCAGGTATGTGTTCACACTGTAGAAAACCTTACGCTGCTCAGGGTCTTGCATGTGTAAGTAAGGCGTCTGGTAAACACTGAAGATGTTATCACCATCAAAGCTATTGCCTTGCTCCTGGCGATGTACCTTGCCGCTACTATCCCCGTGAATCACGTATTCGTATTGACCAATGTAACCACTGTCAGCACAAGTAGCCTCAATGCCAAGTAGCTGCCCGTACTCAAACTGCAAGCCTCCACCCTGTGCAGGCCTGAAGCCACCAATGATACCCTGAGAATCTGCAGCCTTGAAGAAATACCTGAACTGTGTCTTCTGGCGGATGACTACAGCGTTAAGCCCTTCAAGGTCAATGTCAAAGACAACATCAGTAAAGATTGACTGGATGTCCTTAGAGACTGTCTCAAGGTTAACGTCACCAATCTTATCAGTACCGCTAACAGGACGCAAGCCATCCTGAGACAAGAACAGCAGATCACCGCCAATCTCAATCACACTGTCTGTAGCCAAGCAACCAAGATCGTCTGTGACTTCTTCAACTACAAAGTCAGCAATGTTGTTACCGACAATCTTACGGATGTTGTTAGTACCAAAGACATACAGTGCGTCACGGAAGGAGCGCATTGCTACAACAGGGAAGCCTACATTGATTACACCTGCACCATCAGCAGGTGCATAATTGTACTCATCGTAAGGAGCAGAGAAGTACACATTAGTGGGAGCAGATGCATCCGCAGCCAAGAACATATGGTGCTTATAGATATGCGAAATCTTAGGTGCCGTAGGAGCATTGGCATCCGTGATCTGTGTGTAACTAGTCCCATCATACACTGCGGCAGGATTTACTCCGTCAGTGAGCATTACCTCATCGTAGCCCCAGTTATACTTTGTGAAGCGTACCTTAGTGACGCCAGACATAGTAGGGGAACCTGATGTGGTAATAGCTACCCATGCCTCTGTAGCTGTATCCCAATAGTGCAGGTAATTAGAACCACTAGAAGGCGCTCTTGCAGCAAGGATGCCATCATGAACACCGTTAGCAACACAAACACCCAGAACATCACCTGTGCCCGGTACTGTGCCGTAGTCGTTGCTGTAGCCGCTGATCTTTCTGTAGCCACCAGTAATAGCTGGCTCATAGTTAATCATAGCAATAGCTGAGCCTGGGGAGTTCTCACCCTGAGACAGCACATCACGGCTGGTATTTAACCCGCCCTGACAGAAGACCTTAAAGGAGGCTAGATTATCTGCCATTTACTGCTACTCTGTTGATCACAGTAGAACGAATAGCCAAGTCATCATCAAGGAGGGCACGGCGCATAGCCTTAATACCTTCCTCAAAGTTGTTCTGGTGAATGGCTGCACTCTGTTCATTACTACGGAAGCGCATCATGAACATCACTGCACCGTCAATGATGACGTGATCGAAACGGCTGGGGATGATGCAGGTGTCGTTGTACAGAGTCATATCGCTGGGCGCAGACCAATAAACGTACTCTACTTCGTATGCATCATCAGGAACAGGCGTTACGCCAAACTTAGAGCCAAACGTCTGGTACACGTAATAAGGTGCACCATCCCCTGCAGCGTCACCCATGTCATCACGACCACGATATTGCTGGATGTATTCTTCGTAGGAGATAGGCTTTAGGGCTTTAGGCTCATTGCTTGCAGAGGAGAGACGCTTCAAGTAAAACGTATCCCAATCAACTGTGCCCATGTCAGACGGAAAGTCGTACTGTCTTGTAGCAGCAGTAAGCGTCTGTGTATAGTTAGTCTTAAGGAAGGGCCACTCTTGTGCGTCTTGCAGGATCATCCTGACGCTACTATTCACTGCCTCTTTAGCCAAAGCCTGCACGTTACGCACAGAGTCAAAGCCATCACCTGCCAAGTCAAGTGTGACTTCATTCATCCTGACCAGGACTTTATTTACGAGTGCAAGATAAGTAGTAGCCATTTAGCTTACATCTTTCGTGGCTCTAAGAATGTCTTTTTGTGCATCTGCCTAAGTTCATCTAGGTCGTCAATCACAAGACACTCAATGTGTGTGTAACCGTTTTCGTATGCGTACTTGTAACGGTTATTGCCTATCATGCAGCGATACTTCTGTTCAATGCTGCTAGGCTGTGGCCTTCTATCAAACGGATGTGTGTTTGCCTTAAAGCCTTCATCCGTGGAGAGCAGGATAGGGTTTAGCATACCCTTGGCTTTAATAGACTTATGGAACGTGTTGAAGAAGTTACTGTCACGCAGATTGTCATTCAAGCTATAGATGTCATCTAGGTGTATGAGAATAGTGCCTTCAAACTTATTCTCTGCACGTAGTACCTTAATACCATCCCGCTGTATAATCATCTGCATAGCGTTCTCTGATCCACTCTTCTTGTTCTTCTGTCAGAGTAATCTTATTCTTGTTACCGCCCTGTTGCAACCTTAGGTCAGGGAACTTGCGGCCATAAGTATCTTCAAACAACTCTCGCACTAGGTGCATCTCACTTGTGTCAAAGATGTGTGTGTAGATACTTTTGTCTTTACCGAAGAACTCTACCTGAGGCCTGAAGTGCGTCTGTACGTCATTGTGCCTCTCGTAGTACCCATCAAAGCCTTCAATAAATTCTGCAATGCTAGGCAGAGTCGTTACTTTTTTATGATGTAGTACACGGTTGGTGTAACCACTGACGAAACGTTTGATTGGGTCTCGTTTGATGGCGAGGCGTATGGGGCTGTCAAATATAGGAACAGTACAACTGCTGTAGTGGTGGCTACCATATCGTTGTACTCTCTCTCTTAGGGGCTTATACACTTCATCATCTGTAGGATGAAAGTACTCAGGATTCTTATCGTAAAGGTCAGGCTCTTTAGTGAGAGCAAGATAGCCTAGCATTGTACGTGAGCCGTTCTTAGGGGCGTGATAGTACGCTATCTGGCTGTCGCTAGAGAGGAATATCATTGTTGTTCTTGTTGTTTCTCTAGATGTGTGAAAGGGGCCAGCACGAAGCCAGCCCCTAACTGTGCAGCGATTAGGCTGCGTTGTACTTGGCCGAAACGAGTGCTTCCGGGCGCAGGATTTTGCGACCATAGAGGTGCATACCACGCACGATGTCAGCAAACGAGTCGGGGTCACGGTACGACTCAACCTTGTTGATCTGCTCAGCAGTTGCAACAGCGGAGTCATGACCTGCAACGATAACACCGTAGTTGGTGTTTTGGTTTGCAGTACCAGTGGTGCCAGCACCCGTACCCACGGAGGGCAGGTTGTTGGACTGGTACACGCGGAAGCCGTGCAGGTTGGACAGGACCAGACCGTTCATGAGGCCCGCACCACCGAAGTCAGCGTTCAGGACGCGCGAATCTTCGTCCTTCAGCATTTCGATGAAGATCGGGTCAAGCACGATCCAACGACCACGAGTGTCAACGTTGTTCTGGTCAAGAAGGCGACCCATACGTGCAATGATTTGCAGCGGGGTAGCAGTCGTGTCCGAAACAGAAGTCGCACCCGGCAGACGCGGAGCAACAGGGATCGAATGGTCGTCAGCACCAGTGGTGGTGATGTTACCGAAGTCACCCTTGTTCAGCTTGTTAGCTGCCAGCAGTTCG